CCCATATTAGGACCCACGAGTGGCATAGCCTCACCAATAGGGATCATGATTCCAGGTAGTCCATCACCGCCCTACACGCCAACGGACAGTGATGCTGGAAAAGCTCCTAAACTTATCAACTTTGAGGATGTTGCTCTAGGTTTAGCCAAATCTAATGGTCGAGCATCTGACCCTGGCTTCCAATTTTCTTGGGAACCTGTTAAAAAACAGGCTGAGAAGCCGAAGGGTACTGTTACTAGTACTGTGTCTAATACAGCACCCAAAATCTCGTCAATTGAGGCGAGTAAACGACAAGCATCCAAATCTCCTAAGATCGATGGAACACTTGGAATTTCAACCAGGGAAATCAACTTTCTACGGATGCTGCCCCTAGGCCACAAGGCCCTTAGTGTTTCTAGTAAAGATTCACCGGCACTATCAAAGTTCAAAAGGGACTTGGTGTCAGAGAAGACTGAACTAGCACGAGCGCTGGATATGGCTGACGGTGGTGAGGTTTCATCATCGAATAGTTGGGGTGGAATGATGGTTAAGTATGGTATTGCTGCCGACGGTGGGGAAAAACGGGAGCGAAAAACGAGCGTTACCGTACCCTTAGGCTTAGCAAAGCACGCCACCAAGGCACCTCAGAAGGAGGTGAAACTTGTAAATGCAGTGGTACCAGAAAAACATCAAACCAGGAGCCCTAGGTCTGAGTCAGTAACTCGTGTGAATGCTCATTTAGAGTTCACGCGAACGAAGGAAGATCCATGCCGGTCTATTGAGATTACACCTCGTCTTTGGCTAAATGTTGTCGAAGGCGAATTGTGGTTGCAAAAGGAGAAGAGCATGAAAATTTCTACCAAGGCTGAACGAGCTTATTTTTTGCACCAGGGGGTGGATAATAAAACCGTCAAGGTACCAGTCCGTTGTCAGGCCGTCACGCCAGACTCCAAAGGTATGGTGCATCATCCGAGCTATTATTGCCAAGTTAAACTTGACAAAACAATAGATCATTGGTTGAAGCAATCTGATGCTGTGGCATCTCGTACTGAGGAGCGAGGGAGAGACGTGTCTAAGACTGTTGTCGCGCCTGTTGTCGAACGACCATGGGCGGTTGTTCCCGTGACATCTAAGCCGCGGGGCATCGTCGCTGTTGCTGAAAAGCCACGGAGGCCGACTATGCCAGACGATCCACCAAAGAAAACACAAGTTGTGCGAGTGCCGTCTATTTCACCCGAAAGGGATGACGACAGGCCAGACGATGATGGCGATTCGTCTAGCAGCTCTAGTGGCGGAGATGGAGGACCGAACGGACCCCCACCTCCACGTGGACCTAATGGACC